TGCTGGTAAGGTCGCCCCAATGGTGAGGGTTGCAGGTACATTCGAGCGGTTAGCAAAGAGGTTAAGCGCCCAAACAGATACGGTATAAAAGCCCGTATCAAATTTAGGCAGTAACAAACGAGTGGCATCGGCATTCGTTTGATAAATAACTTCCCCAAGTCCGTTACTCACCTCGATAACATAGCGATAGCTACTGTTATTAGCGGGGGCGTTCCATGTCAGTTCGCCTTGCCATTGCGGGTCATCTTGATATTCAACGTACTGCAAACCAACGGGCGTCGGTACCGTGGCAGGGTTGGGTAAAATCACGTTAGGTGTTAAGTCGCGCTCGGTATAGCTGCCCATGGCGTAGTCGAATAACTCGGGTGAGGTTTCAACCAAAATCAAACTAACGGGCTTACCGTAATCAAACTGCCAATCAACAACTTGAAAGGTGCCATCAATCCCCAAGCGCGGCAGGCTTAAGCCCACCACTTTACCCACACTTACCGCCACACCAATCATTTTAATAGGCATCGAGATTTGCATGCCTGCACGCTTCTGCTCTAAGTACAGTTTACCTAGGCGTTGGGCAGTCCATACTGATTGGGTAAAGGGAAGATCTAAATCGTGATCAATATATTCGCCATCGTCTTGGGCACGATAATAGCTAGACTCATAGGGCGGGAAGTCGGTTGGCTGGTAGAAGTTCTCAGGGTCAACAAATGTGCCGCGCACCGCGTTACACAGTTCAGCACGGGGCGTATATGGCCTAACATCAATATCACCTGCGGCATCATCCTCGGTCAGCACAAGTACCTCTGGCCCTTGGTACACACCCGCATATAGCCGATACTGGCCGCTAACATACACATGCATACCTGCACCCGCAGTGAGCATTTTCTCCATAATGGATGAAGGCGATACATCCTGGTTATAAGTACCGTTACAGGTATAGCGCTTTTCAAATTTACCCGCTTGATACTCAACCAACTGATCACTGTCGTTTGCTGCGGCAGCAAAATAACTTAAATCAATCTCATGGGCCGCAGCCCCTACGCCCGACTCAAAGCGGTTGTAGTCCAAGCAACACAAGGCCCAGTTATCAGACCACGTCCACGTTGTGGGCTGTTCCCAGTCATGGTTAGCATTGCGGGGATCAAATACTTGTTTGCCCCGGACTAACGCCTTGATATTCGGTACACCATTGGGAAATACCTTAGTATCAAACTTCAAACGAGCATAGAGATAAGTCACCCCAAAGCCCACATGGGCATTTGTCCATTGGCTGCACTCGGCGGTTAAATCTGGATCAGAGGTGGTTTGATTTCCAAGGTGAATTTTTAGCCGTGCAACACTGGCATACTTTGAGGTTAGCGCACCATTGGCCCATGCGACCTCATCACCAAAATAGATTTTTTCAACCCCATCACATCGATGGCCCGCCAGCGGGATCACTAAATGCAGGTAGGCATTATCCGTTCCGGTTTCCTCTGCAAACACAAGAGGACCAGATACCATGGCACGCCCATAAATCCCACGCCTAGGTTCAACAGGGCTACGCAGCATCTGCTGCTGTGAAAAGGCTTCGTTGGCAAAACTGCCCCCATCAAACTTAGGCGTAGCTGCATAGGTCAGTGCCGCAGCGCCAATCCCAATCGCAATGGCCGCAGCGGTAGATACTACCCCAGCAGCGGCAACACCCGCCGCAATCCCAACTATGACTGGTGGCATGGCAACCTCCAACCAAACTGAACCATAGCCAAAGGTAATGGCACCGCGCCTTGTTCACCCATCGCCCACACATTAGCCCCCCAAACAATCCCCAGTGCGGGTGCATCGTCTTGCATCAATAACGCAATATCGCCACGCGCCAATGCTAATGCACTCACACGTTCCCCAAATGCATCATCAGCAATATCGGCGACAGAGTTAAAGCCCGCGCTGCGTAGTGCGCGTTTAGCTCCTGACGGACTGTGGTAACGATCGCGCAGCTCCGCCGCAGGATCAAAACCACACATTTTTCGCACCCAGTCGGCAACGAATAAACAGCAATCACACTTACCCCATTCAAAGGGGCGACGGCGGTAATACGGCAAAAAGCTAACAAAGTTTTTAATCATCATTACCTCTGTTTCAACGAGTTGCCACGGCCGCCACCGCCACCGCCAGAACCACCCACAGCTTTACCAGGCACGCCCCAGAAAATTTCTTTCTCAGCCATTTGGCTAACAAACTCAAAAAACTTATCGCCAGGGTGGCGGGCTTGTTGGTCGGCATCGGTATAGCGACTATTGCGGGAGTTCTTCCAATCCACACCACGGCTATTAAGATCAAGCTGGATAGTTGAAGGGTTGCCTAAGCGGATGTTCATCACATCCATACGGCCGCTAAACAAAGTGTCACGGGCCACGATTTGACAAAAGTTATCGAGGGCGGCTAAGTACAAACTGCCTTGCCTATTTTGATAATGTTCGGTCAATGCCACCGAGGCCAACTCTTGCGGTATCCCTGACAACGTCAACCGTAAGCGCTGAGGTTGAACTTGGCCTGATTGCTTAACCATCCCCACTTTACCAAGTACGCCTGTGCCTTTGTAAACCAAGCCTTGATAAAGCGCATCGCCCACACCAGAGTGCAGGCGCAACATGCCAGAAGCGAAGTCCAGTTCTGTCATTAAGATGGCGCAGATGTTCGGACGGCGTAACCACTCTTGCATGGCTGGCGTCATAAACTGATTCATAGACTGACGTCCTCAATAAGTGAAAGGGTTAAACTGGAGAGGATCAGCCGCTTAGTAGAACGACGACCACCTTGGTCATCGTCCTTTAGCATCATCACGGCTTTTGCTTTGCGGGTGATAAGTGCGGTGCCGTCATTGGGGATATGTCGCATTGGCGCTTCAAACAAAAGCTGACATTGACCTAATGCATTTGCAGTCGCATCTGCGGTCAAAATGTGGAGTTGGTTATTGAGTTGAAAGTAATCACCCGTGCGTAAAAACAGGGTGTTAGGTTGGCAACCGCGCACAGTTAGCTGGTACCCAAACTGACCAGCACCATGTACAACTGGCGCGCCTAACGCACTACCGCGCGGATTAGCAAACGCATGATCCCAAAGTAGAATCCTACCAGCAGCACCGCGTAATTGTGCTAGCAGGCCAAACAAAACAGCTCCTTTTGCACGGGTCAATGTATCAAAGCGCAATTGGGCTTCCCACGCTGCTCCTGGCAGTTCTAATGTTTGGCGTGAGCTATTAAACGGATTGCTAAATACTTCCGTTTGCGCGTTTAAGCGCCACACACATTCAGTGGGATAAATATCGTCAGGAAAAATTAACATAGGTCAATCAACAAGGGCCGCTAAATCAGGGTGTGGCCCAGTGTGACTGACTACGTTGTTTGGCTGGATTGGAAAGGTTTCGGGATAGCGTTATCCCCTAGCGCGAAACACCTCGCCGCGATTATTAAGATCATCCACCACCGCAGCCTTCGTCATTTGAACAAGCTGTGGCAGCACATCCTCAAGGGTCTGGGCGTCACTATCGTTTTTGACCACAATGGTGTTGCTTTGTTGGATCACAATATTGCTTCCACCTGAGCCACCGCTCGCTGTTGCCTGCATCGCATTCATCAAGGTTTGTTGCTGCTTGCGGGTGTAAATGGTTTCGCCGCCATCGAGCAAGTACGTACCTTCACGGGGGATAGTACCACCACCATGGAACTTACCGATGATGCTAGGTAGCATTGCCATTGCTGCCACCATGGCTGCCATCCCTATCATGGCACCACTGCCCATAGTCGCGATGGAGGTTGTCGCCGCAGCAGGAGCCATTGATGCAGTACTCGCAGCGCCTGTGCCTGCGGCAGTTGTCGCTGCCACGGCACCATTCCCGACCACTAAGCTATTATCAAACGCTGCCGCCAACGCTTTTTGGGTCATCCACTCCACTAACATTTGCACGGCTGCTTTGCCTACGCCCTTAAGTACTTGCTGTGTGGCTTGACCAAAATCCTTGGCCTCAAATAATGCGTCAGCAGTCGCACTGCCAACGCCTTGCGCCATTCGTGCCACGCTATCATTCCACATTTTGTTCCAATCAAAGGCCACACTTTGGTTAATGCCTGTCATCGCCTCAGCATGTCGCCGCTGTTCGGCTTCAATCAAGGCATTAATCTGAGCACGCTTGGCCACCTCTGATTCAGGGGTGTTGTTCAACTCGGTATTGAGCACATCCAAGTTATTGGTATGTGTCTGTTGCTCAGCATATTTAGGATCGAGTTGGTTCTGTAACTGGCTATAGGGCGTGCTGGCCTCATACTGGTTTTTCAGTTGTGCCAATAAGCGAGTGCGTTCGGCAATCGGTACGTTAGCCGCTTCAAAATAGCCCTTTAACAACGCCTCATGTTTGGCGTATTCCTTGGCCGCTTGGGTGACTGGGTCAATGGTACCCAGTAGGGTTTTAAGTTGATCTTGGCGTTGCTTCTCGGCTTCTTTATTTTTCTTGGTTTGCTCTTCGGTGGCCTTGGCGGCATCGAGATCGGCGGCCACCTTTTTCAGCTTTTCGGCCATCAGTGGATCGAGGCCCTTCAATGCCCCGATCTCCAACTCATAACGTAGCTTAGCCGCTTCAGAGGTTTTACCGTAAAGGGTCAACTGCTTTTGCAGATTGATCAACATTTCAGCGGCGGTCTTAGTAAGATTGGGATCAACTATAGTAGGGTCAGCTTTAATCTCTGGCATACCCACAGCAAATAATGCTTGCTGCTTTTGACTTGCAAGATCGAGCTGCTTATTCAGTTCCTCTGTACGGGCTTTTAATTGTGCAATTTGGTCATCATCGCGCAGATAACTCCCGTTAAATGCATCATAGGCTGGTTCCCGATTAAGCCGTTCAATCTCTGCGGTAGTTGCAATCAACTCATCCCGCAACACTTTCATTTCGGTACCAAGGACACGGACTTTTGATTGACGTTCAAGATCCGTCAGCTTTTGATAACTGCCGACTAAGCTGTCAACTTTACCGCTCAAATCATCAGTAGGCTGTGTGGCATTATCGGCTGTCATGGCCCAATAGGCTAAGGCGGCTGCACCCATCATCACCAATCCAGCAGGGCCACCCGCAAGTGATAACGCAGCATTTAAGGTTCGTGTTGCAAGCGTAGCTGTGCCTGTTGCCACGGTTAGAGCTTGACGGGCGGCCGTGAGCCTAGCCTCTGCAACGACCGCTTGTCCGGCCGAAATAACGGATGCTCTTAACATAGTTGCGCGTTGCAGTTCTGCTTGTGCGGCGGCAACGCTCGCAGTTCTAGTGCGATAACTGGCCACTTCATTGGCAATCAAGCTTGTGGCATGAGTGCCTAACGCAGCCGTTCCGCGCCCAAGAGCAAGGGCAAGACCGACTCCGACGATATTTGTTAAGGTGCCAAAGTTTTCACTAACGCTGACGATACCGCTAGCAAGGTGAGCGGTAACACCATAGGTTTCATTGCTTTTACCTATCCAGTCGCTATAGACGTTATTCAATGCCGTTAGTGCATCCCGCACGGCTGTCGGCATGTCCTGAACGGCTTTAAGGTTTTGTTGGTGCGATTGCAACAATGCATTGGTCAGGTCAGTAATCGACAACTTACCCGAGGTACCCAATAAGCGGATCTCTGCGCCTGTTTTACCTGTGGCAGTGGTGAGGTTATTGAGGACGCTCGGCATCACCCCAAAGATAGATTGCCAGGCATCGGCCTCAACCTTGCCTTTCTGAATCGACTGGGACAGGGCATCCTGTGCCTGCTGCGCTTTATCCGCGCTGGCAGCGTTAGTCACTAGCAAGGCGCTGTAGCTGTCCACAATATCAATGGACTGGTTTAGGTTATAACCAAGGTCGCGCAAAATCGGCGACATGCTGGTAAAGTTCTCGCGGGTTTCGGTCAAACTGCGATAGGTTTGGTTGGCGCTGGCCACCATGCGCGATTGAGCATATTCATACTCTGCCGCACTGGTGGTGGCCATCTTCATCCGTGACGCCATTTGTCCCCATTCATCGGCGCGATCAATAAGATCCATGGCGGTCAAGCCACCTGCAAGCGCAATGACTGATTGATACAAACCACCAAAGCTTTGGCTTGCTTCATCCGCTGAAGTTGCCGTTTTATCTAACCCTACGGCCGCCGTTTTACCCGCGGTGCCGGTGGCCTGTAACTCACCCGTTAAGCCGATGAGTTCTTTTTTAGCACCGCCCACCACGGTCACCAGCTGGCGGCCGTCGGCGGTTAATGTCAGTGCAAGTTTTAAATCATTCATCTAAGTGCTCGTTAAAAATGTGAGTTACTGTGGTAGCGATCAGGCGCAGCTTTAGATAATCATCCTTGCTGTACTGGCGCTCGGCCATTTCAGCATCAGCCTTCACCGCCATAATATCTAACCCCTCGCATATGCGACCTTGCCACCGCATCAGTTCCGCGACTTGGCACCACCACTGCAGGGCACTTTGGTGCTCATCCCAAAAGAGTACTTCTGGGGCGTCATCCTCGATGTCAGCCTCAATCCCAAGGGCTTTTAAATCATCATCGAGTTCGCGCTGTTCTTTATCGGTTAATGGGTTACGGGCATATAACGCCCGTAACCCATCGGTTAGTTTTTTCTTGCGGCTTCGCCCGTTGAGGCTCGAAGGTAAGCATTGGTGACGGCCAAACTAAAGGGCTGCCATTGATACAGGGCGGCGCGATTATCGGCGGTGGCTTCCATAGGTTCACCATCCGCATCACTAATGCCATTCCACCCGAGTAGCACGCGATCAAATGCGGCTTTAGGGCTTTGACGAATCAGCGCAATCCATTCATCTTCAGGGATAAGATCGACGGTAATCTCGTGCTCAGTTACTTGGCCTTTATCGCCCGATACCTTGAGGGTGGTGGGCCATTCTTTAACAATCCGCTTTTTGGTAAAGACAAACATAAATTCTCCTGGTGCTATTTGGTGGTTAATAGGTCAATAGTTGAAATGGGTTTAAACGGAATTTCATAGGTCAGAGTGCCATCCTGATCGCCATACTCTGGACGGCCTAGTGAAATCCGTGAGCTGCTCCAAATCACTTGGTTAAGGGCGCTACCGTGGCTAAACTCCATCGCCACTTCGGTGTTGTTGGCGGCCAAGGTAAAGGGGTCAAACTCGGCCAGACTAGCCGCTTCGATAATGATCTTACCGCTGGGTTTAAAGTCGGTGATCAGCACTTCTTCAAAGCCTACATATTCGGTATAAGCAACCGTGTTGGCTTGGTCATACTCAAAGCTAATCAGTTTGGCCGCAGCTCCCGCTAGCGAAAAGGCGCTATGTTTAACGCCCACTGGCTGTGGTTTTTTCCATGCGGCAAAGTTGGTGGCGGGCATAGTGGCGGCCGTTACGGGCACAAATAGCCCCGTAAAGGTAAACATAATGCTCGGCAGTTCTTTGGCTTTCGCCGAGATTTTAAAGGTGCCACGGGCACCTAATAGCGCATGCAGTACGCCGTGGTAGTTCATGTACATTGTCAGCGAGGCGGCGCTGTCTTCATTAATGGCCATCACCACACTGGATGCACCAGGGGTAATATCCCGTGAGCAGGCTTGCACCAGTGGTGCCCATGCTGGGGCTAAGTTCGCGGTGCCGCTTCCGGCCAAGTCCACGCTAAATTCAACCGTGGCATAGACCTCGGTTGCCAGTTCTGGGCTATTGCCGAGATTGCCGTCGTCATACTTCAGCTCGGTATTGTCCCCAGCCATAGGGACGATTTTGACATCTCGCCCGAGCACAGCCACGGGGACGCCTGCGGCTATCGCATCCACGCCGTAGGTAGCTTCGAGGGCAAACAGTAATGCTTTTTTACGTGTTTTACGTGCCATAGTGTTAAACGCCTAAGGCGTCCTCCGTGTATTCAGTAGTAAATTTATCGAGCCACGCAACAGTACCTGGGCGCGACGGTTGCAACTGGCCACCGCTTAAGTACAGCGGTGTGTAATCTTCATGGGGTTCCCAACCATAGAGCAGTGCGCGGATCTGTTGTCGCTGTGCAATCACATCAGGTTGGGCATTATTGCGGGCAGGTACCACAAGCAGCACGCCAATCGTCG